GTGAAATGTGGCATTTCTGATAAGAATATTGGAAATTTAAAATTCCTTTTGAAGCCATTGATGATATGCGCCCTAAAATACATCTTGAAATTATCGAGTGTATTGCAATTTACAATTATATGGTCATCATCAAACATATCCCACGTAAGTGATGTTTCTGAAATATGATTGGATACATTTGTTGTTATAGGACGCACAATAAAGAAACATTGGCCGCCGAACTCTTCTATAAGTTTTCGTTCGTTAGGAAATCTTACGTCATCAACTGCAACCGTTTTACCTTCAGCAACATATTTCTGTATATCCTTTTTCATACAATTTACATGCCAATCAGAATTATGCTTACGTATACAATCTGTACCTATGACTTGTAACATCTGTCTTATGTTGGTAAATTCGACACGTTCTATATCGGCTTTGATTTCTTTTTTGTCTATATCAGTCCATTTATTTATTATATCATACCATCTATCGTCAGGTGCATAACAAAATGTATAGCCGTTATCTTTTTTCTCATTTAGTTCTTCAATTGAACAATCAAGAATTTCAGCACAGATACCTTTTAAATAATTTGCTGCTGTTACAATAACGCCATTATAGTAATTTTTTACTATTTCAGATAAAACACCTTTACCCGACCTTTTACGGCCACAAAATCCAAAAATCTGACTCATACATCAATATTTATTTCTTCAAATTCATCACTATCATTTTGTGGCATATTAACGTTGTTTTCTTCATTTTCATCGATATTATCGATTGTTCTTATTTCTTTGAGTATTTTTGAAAGACTTGTTGTTTCTTTTTCGTATATCTTATTGTCTTTCTCATGTTCAATGAAAACTTGTTTAATTGTCACATCCCTTACATTCTTCTTAATACCGGCCAATGACAAAACTTCATCATCAAATGAGAAGCCTTGTTTTATTAAGTTAAAAATTTCTTTTTTGCCGTTTTCTAATACTTCTTTGACTGTTTTACCTTTATGAATACCAGTCGTTATTTCAGAATTAATATTTAATGTTTTATACATAAATGGAAAAAATAATTAACATTAAATAGTGTATATCATTTGAAAAGTTTCAAATGACCGGTAAATTCATCTATTTTATCACTCCAAAACGGTCCGATTCCTATACAAGTTTTTGTTTTGACCCCATGAAAACACGTCAAACCATTATCCTCAATAAGTACAACAGGTATTTTTTCCTCTGCTGTTTTGTTGTATTCTACAATTTTATCATAGATTTCGACCATTTCATTTTCCGTATTGACTTCGAGACATATTTTAGTGAAAATGCCGTTTAGCCATTTATCAAGAATTGAGTTTTCATCAAATGTCACTTGATATTTTGTACGGTCATCAAGGCAGATGTTTTTACTGAACATTGTAAGTAAAGCCCCCAAGGACGCATGACATCCTTGGGCGACTATTTTACCAACATTCATTTGTTTTGATTTATCTATGACAATTACTTGTTTTACTTGTCTTTCGTTGTCTTTCATTTTTTATAATGCTATTTAAATATAAAGGTCTGCCTTCCTAACGTCACAGATGTGCTAAGATTATATGCCTTGTACGTTGTAGAATAGGCGACCTTTTTTATTTATGCTGCCTCTTTCTTTTCACCCTTATTCTGATATTTGGAAACCATATCAGCGGTAATTGTAAGAGTTACCTTTTCCTTATTATAACCACCGTAATCAAACATGACATCAGCAAGCAACTTATCAATCACGCCGCGAAGACTACGAGCACCTGTTTTCTTTTCGTATGCTTCCTTGGCAATAAGTCTAAGTGCATCATCCTCGAATGTTAAGTCAACATTATCAATCCAAAACAGTTTCTGATACTGTTTAACGAGAGAGTTCTTAGGCTCTTTCAGAATTTGGAACAACTGTTCCTCAGTAAGATGCTTTGTATGCGTGACAAGTGGGAAACGTCCGATAAGTTCCGGTATGAAGCCAAACTTCTTCAAATCATCAGTCGTAACATCGGCAAGCAAATCCTCTTCCTCATCATTAGTTCCATTCATTATTGAATTGAAACCAATTACCTTTTTATTCTTGCGCTTCTCAATGATTTTCTCCAAGCCATCAAAAGCACCAATGCCGAAGAAAAGGATGTTTGTAGTATCAACAGGAATACACTCCTGTTCAGGATGCTTACGTCCACCGTTGGGTGGAACATCCACTGTAGTACCTTCAACGAGTTTCAGAAGTGACTGCTGTACACCCTCACCACCTACATCACGTGTGATTGATGTATTTTCACTCTTTCGTGAAATCTTATCAAATTCATCGAAAACAATGATTGCATGTTGTGCTGCTTGAATATTGAACTTGCAATCACGCAAAGCACCGAGGACAACACTCTCGACATCAGCACCAACATATCCTGCGGCAGTAAGTCCACTTGCATCGGCAATGTGGAATGGGATGTTCAGATGTTTTGCAAGCATTCTAAGCATAAAGGTTTTACCAGTTCCACTTGGACCGCAAATGATGGTGTTGCTCTTTTCAATTTCCACGTCACTGTAAGGATTGTTTTCCTCTCCTTGTGTATAACCATATATGTTATCCATAAAACGCTTATAGTGGTTATATACAGCCACAGAGATATATTTTTTGGCCTCTTCCTGACCAATTACATACTGATTAAGGTAGTCATAGAGATATTTTGGAGTAACTTTGTCCATAATCTCACGCATTTGTGCCTTAATCTCATTTACTTCTTCTAAAGATACTTCTTCCGCTTTCTTTTTTGTTGACATAAAAAATTTTTGTTTTAAATTCGAGTGCAAAGGTACTAAATATTTTTTTAAACACCAAATATTTCTATATTTATTTTTATAGATTTTTGTATTTTTAACATTTACATATGCTGGCATATCAAAAAATAAATGAAATTAAAGGTTTTCATGGTACTTCATATGACTTTAATAGGTTTAATCATAAAAAGTATCTCGATACAGGAGACGGCTCACAAGAGTTCGGATGGGGTACTTATGTGACTGACAACAAGGATATTGCCGGAGAATATGCTGAACGTTCAAAAGAAGCCAACACAGGTTCGTATGACAAGAATAATGAACGTATAACAACGGAAAAATTAACTTCAATAGCCAACGAAACAATAACAAACGACGCAATTGCACAAGATATTATCAATAGTCTACGTATGATAATGTATACTACAAAGACTATTGATGCTAATACGTTAGAATCAGAAAAGAATAAATTTATCTCAAAATATAGTAAAGACAGCAATGAAATAAATTCATTCTTCAATAATCTATCAGAATTGAATCCACATCTTTCAAAGGCTAAAAGTTACGTTTATGAGGTTGAAATACCTGAAAACAATGGTAGTAACTATATTGAATGGTTTAATCCAATTAACAATGGAATAAAAACAAAAATAGCAAAAGGGCTAAATTTCCTAAATACCAAATACCATAATAGATTTGAGGGAATAACTGAGGGGATAATTGAGGGAACGAGTAACGGAAAAGAGTTGTATGAACGTTTGGTTGGATTATTAGGTTCACCAAAAGCAGCATCGTTATTTTTGCTTAATATGTGTAATATTGACGGTATAGTATATCCAATTGGTACTGTTTTTGGCTTCGATGGTGAAGAAGGAAATAATTATGTTATATTCAACGCAACTTCAGTTAAAATAAACAATAAGATTGTTAGCGAAAGTAAAGTTATGAATTTAAATGAATGGAAACCGTCGTTTTTCGACCAATTACCGGAAAAGATAAAGTTGTATCACGGAACTGATATAATGGCATTGAATGACATTATAGAAGAAGGAAAGATATGTGCATTGCATGGTCATAAACGAAGTGAAACATATGGTGTCAATTGGTTTAATACACAATTAACCAATAATTTCGGCCACGGTAGTAACTTCTCCATTGAAGTACCTAAATCAGATTTCATTAACGGAAAATTCAAGTTCATGAACAACACCGATGTGACATCGTGGAATAATGAAATACCAATTGACGGATATAATTTCAGAATAGAACGAATCGGCGGTTTCAATGAGGAAACTTTCAGAAATCTTTTTGAAAGGGTTAATGGTGATATATTTGAATGGGTTAACAAACTGAACAAGATAAACTATGAGTTCAATGAATATATGATGACTGTTGAATATCCGGTTGTCATGTATCTTATTAAACAGTTATTTGGTGACGAAGTACTTAGAAAGGAAGGAATAATTGAATCAAAACTATATATCAATGAAATGGATGCGGAAGATGTAAGTCTTTCCTCATTCAAGACAAAAGAGGAACTTCATGACAGGTTTTGGATAAACGAGAAACTTAATTCAAGAGTAAGGGAAAAATTGCTCGACATCGCCGATGATTTTATAGATGAATTGGCAATACCTAATTTTAAACCAAAGGATATTGTATTTACAGGCTCACTTGCCAACTATAATTGGTCGCGTTATTCAGATATCGACGTACATATAGTAGTAAGTTTTAAAGATATATATAAAAAGGTAGACTTGATTGATGATTATTTTAAGTCTAAAAAGGAAATATGGAATCAGACACATGAAAAACTGAAGATATATGGTTATCCGGTAGAAGTAAGTGTTGAAAACGCAGATGAACCGGGAGTATCATCAGGTGTATACTCGCTTATTAAGAATAAATGGGTAATTGAACCGTCAAACTTTGATGATGCAAAACTTAATGAGAAATACATTAAGGAATTTTCTGCCGAAATAATGAATGAAATTGATGAAATTGAAAAACGTATAGAAAAGGAAACAAGCAATTCAAGACTTGAAGAACTTGGGGAAAGAACCATGAAAATATTCAAGCGTCTTAAGAATATGAGAAAGGAAGGACTTGCAAGAAGCGGTGAAATGTCCAGCGGAAATATCATATACAAACTGTTAAGACGTATGGATTATTTGGATAAGATATGGGATATTATAAACAACACATATAATAAAATAAACTCTATTAAATGAGTTTATAAAAAAATTAACTATTTATTATTAAAATAACTAATTAGTTTAAAAAATAACATGAGTAACATTTATGATGAACAACTTGATAGGATGAAGACTCTTATGTCTTACGGTGTCAATGAAGCAACCGCAAGAGAGTCACAGTCTGTAGTTGAATATAAAACAGAAGGTGCGGACGGAAAAACCTACGGTATCATACGCGAAGGACAGAAATTCTATATCAAAGCAGCACCTAAGAAAGACACAGAAGTTATTGCAGAAGATTTCGATTACATAGGTGGTTTCATGAACAAAAAGAATTATGAATACCTCACATATCCAATGGCTTCGAAACAATTGGAACTTAAACTTATGTCAATCAATGAAGCTTGCAACACAAAGAAACCGGTATTGACTGAGGGTATTAAGAACGAGGCTGCTGAATGGCAGGTGAATGAAACTAAGGAAATGAGGGCTGAACTTGACCGTTTTGCTGAAATCGTCAATAACGTAGGCCACATCCTTAAAGAAGATAAAGAAGGTGGTTTCACAATGAACCATACTTTACCCGAGGCACCTGCAAAGAATCCATCCGATGACAAAGTAAATGCACCTTTCACTGATACAGCAGTTGCAAAACTTGACAAAGATTTAAAAGATACTGAGACAAATCCAGAAAAAGCCGGCGGTCCTTATACTGAGGATGGTGAAGTTTCTAACAAAGAAATGCAGTCTGATAAGACTCCTGGCAATGGTGCTGATGACGGTACTTATTGCGAAAAACCACAATATGTTGACACCGGTGTGGCTGGCGAACATCCTAAAGGTGGAAAGGTTGTAAGAGTAGAATCAAAAGGCCATACAGTTAAATTAACTGAGGCTCAGGTTCTTGCATGGAATAAGTCAAAAGATTTCATGGACAAGACAAATGGAACTAACATCGGTAGTTCTGCGCCTTATACAGACCAAGTTGATGACAATCAAAGCAATCAGGGAGAATCGGATGCAGAACCAATCCATGAGGAGGCTAATGTTGTACACAATACAGACAATCAGAACTCTCCAACACCAGGTACAAACGAAATAGGAGACAGTGCTCCATTTACAGATAAAGTAAACGAGGAAGTTGTTGATGTGAACGATGTTGCAGGTATGAGTGATGATGTTCCATTCCCAGAAGTAGAGGGTGGCAGCAACGGTTCTTATTTGGATTTTGAACAGGATTACAACGATTGGCTTAATGCACAAGAACCAGAACCAATACAAGTGAATAATGACACTCCTATTGAGGGCGGTGATAACTATGAAGAAGAACTCGACCCTGCATTAATGGATATTGGTGAAGTTCCTTACGAAAGCATCAATCGTATTGTGAAACAAGTTACGGAAGCAGTATTGAATGACTTTGGTAAACACCCGGCATATCAGAAGAAGCCTATGACAACACCTCCTAACACTGAGATTGATAAGTTCGGTAAAGATTGGAATGATGATTCAGCTAAGGGTGAGAAACCATTCGGTACACAAATAGGTAGTTCTGCACCATTCACTGACGAGGTTATCGAGCAACTTACTGATTCTATCATGAAACGTATCAATCAAGGTAAAAAAAAAGATTAAGTGAACGTAAGGTTATAAAATTGCCATCTCAGCCGGAAATGCCGGCTGAACCAATGGCAGAACCACCTATGGATAATGGAATGCCTATGGCAGACAACGGTGGTGAGGAAATGCCGCCAATGAATGACGAAACACCTAATGACAGTGGTAATCCTTTCGATACTAATTTTGATGCTGGTGTTGATGCCAATGAGGAAACTGACCCAAAGAAATACATACAACAATTAACAGGTAAATTAAGTCAGTCACTCCGTTCATATAACGAAAATCTCCCACAACCGGACGCAGACCTTGGCAAATATGTCGCAGGCATGATAGTCAAACAAGCAATAGAAGGTCTTTCACCTGAAGACACTAACGACATTTTGAATAAAATAAAAGGTGATGAATCGGAAGAAACACCGGAACAGCCATCACAAGAAGAAATACCACAGGAACAGCCAATGGATAACGCAATGCCAGACGAAGGTGGAATAGACATGGGTGAAAGTGTTGTTAAGGAAAACAAAACTAAAATAGATGAGATTTTCAATCAGGTGATGCAGAATAAGGATGAAGATGGCCAAATGCAGAAATCTATAACAAACATAAGTTATAAGAAAAAGCCTTTTACATCACCTAATTTTAAATAAAAACAAATGCCTCCAATACACATGGGGGCTTTTTTAATAATATCAAACGACTATTTATTATTATAATTGCATAACTATGAGAAAAATCAAAATAACAGAAGAACAAAGGCAGTATGCTTTAAGCGAAGGTATAGTACTTAATGCCGATGTTGATGCTGCCGGTGGTGATGTTAAGAAAGCGGTTGATACAACAAAGCAACAAGCACAGAAATCAGGCGTTGATGTTAAAAAGGCAACAATTCAGATACCGCCTTCGAATGAAAGTAAAGTCATTACCAAGAAACAGATTATGGAAAATAGATTAAACGAATTTAAGAAAAATTCAGACTATTATTCTTTGAGCGAATTTCTGAAACGTATTGGTAATAAGAAAATAAATGAAAGTGGTTTTACCAACACACAGATTAGAAACATTACGGGTATTACCGATGATGATGAATTGAATGCCGCTGCTGAAACAGAAGAGAAAGAACAACTTGAAAGCAATATTTGGAATGCAATTGCTCAAATGGCCGGTGGAAACCCAAGAAAGACATCGTTCGATTTCAGACAATTGGCTGATATGCTTAAGACACAGTTTAATATGAAATATATTGGAACTGATGAAAATAATGAATGCCATACATTTACCGACGGTGTTAATAAACTTGACATTTTTCCATCGACATACTATCGTAAACAAGGAACAATAACACTTTATAATATGCTTGTATATTAATATGTTAGAATTGCCAAAGTACATACTTAAGTCATTGGAAAACAACAAGACATCACTTGGTGAACATCCTTCTTTTCCGCCGGATGAAGAAGAGAAGTTCATCATAAATGCTGTTGCAAACAAGTTCGCTGATATAACAAACAATTTGGAAATAACTGACATTGAACAACTTAAATCAGAATTAGGAAAACTTGTCACGTTATGTAAGAAAATTGAATCCAAGAATGTTCATGCATTGGAAGAATTATGCACCACAATAGTTACTGAGCTTTTCAGTATTCCGGAGGATACCATCCAACTTAACGTAAAAATAGTAGATGAAGTGAATGATGACAACCAAAGGTTTCTTCCAGAGAAAACAACGGATTTCAGTTTTGACAGTATCAGTGATATGAACTATCTCAGTGGTGAGATATATAAAAGACGTATGCTTAATGTACTTGTGACAGGTGCTTCCATGTATTATGCCAATAACATTTCATCTTATATAAGGGAACTGTTTGAAATTGATGATGAATTACCATCCTTATACAAGAAAATCATCAAGTATAATGAAATACTGATGTTTTTTGAAAAGGATAAGTTGAAAGAGGATAGTGATACCACTGAAGCAGGAAAAGTTGACGTAACAATGGATATGCCTCAGAATATGGTTAAGATTGATGCGGAAGGCATAATTTTTCCTGTTTTGCTCAATGAAACAATAAAAGGCATATTGGAACTTGCAATTGCTCACGGTTTACCCGAAAATAGGGAAAAGGCAGAATATGTCATTAAGAAATCTGATTTCAAATTGGCTGAACTTTGGGATATGAGACTAGGTTCTGCTTTGTGGAATATCATAGCATCACAGATTGATGACTTAGATGTGGTAGAGCCTAATTTCTTCTTAATGACATTGGCAGAATTACCTTCTGATAAATTCAATGATTGCCTTAGAGAAATATTCGGTAAAACAAAGAGAGGTGAGAGAATACTCAAGAATATCATATCTAAAATAGAATCAGAGAAAGACAAGGATGAATTCAACGATTTCATAAAGCAAAGTAATGATAGTGTCGAAATTGAAGACGGATACTATACAAGTGAGGAATTGATTGCCGATTGTGTTAATGAATCAGTCGGATTAGAGGAAAAGAAACATAAATTACGGAAAAATGAAGAGGGTGAAACCGTTCCAGAAAAATGTGATAAATGCGGTTCAAAGATAGGTGTTTTCATACAAGGTGAACCTATTTTTAAATGCACTAACAAAAAATGTGGTAAGTATTTTGGTGTTTTACCATTTAACGATTAAATATAAAAGTCACTGATTTACAGTGGCTTTTTTTGTTTTAGATATATAACTTTTGATTTTTTGCTTCTATTTATATAATTTTAATAAAAAAGAGCATGAGTAAACAAAGTGAATATATAAAATGCTATCAAGATAAATCGAGGATTTACTTTATCGAAAATTATCTTTACACATTCAATGCTATGGAACGTAGTGAAGTTCCGTTCTTATTATTCCCAAGACAAAAGGTATATTTAAGGGCGTGTGCGGAGGATAATCAAGTTGTAACCGTAAAATGCCGTCAGTCAGGCATTTCCACTGTTTCTGCTGCATACATCTGTGGACAATGTGTATTTGCCAATAAGAAGTCACCGGAAACCATACTGTGTATAGCAAACAAACTTGACCAAGCAATTGAATTGACGAATAAGATTGTTAATTTTCTTGACCAAGTTCCAAGATGGATGTGGGGTAATGACTATTATTCGCCTGACCCGGATAGTTCTAAAAATACAAAATCAATTTATATA